GGACGAACCTTGGCTGTTCAGCGGGACAATGGCTTTCGGCGGTGGTTTCGGCGCATAGGCGGTAAGACTGGCTTTCACCTCGTCATACGCTTTCTGCGCCAGCCCCGTGGCTTCCTCTGCCGATTTCGGCGGAGTCGCTTGGGCCAACGTCTTTGCCCGGTCCCATACAAACGCCTTTATCTTGGGATACTCAGGGTCACGCGATGTCAGGTTTGTTTCCCACGCATTCACCGCCCCGGAAATGGAATCTTGGAACTGACGCTGTTGAGCTTCGGCCTGTCGCTGTCTGTCCGCCTGTATCTGTGCCTCACGCAACTCCAGTTGCGCTTTGCTACGTGCGATAGTCTGTGCTGATTCTTTGTCGAGGTAGCCTTGTTCGACTTTTTTCTGAAGGTCTTCAGGGATGTCTTCCCCAACCACCTTCCGCAGACTTTCCATGTAGGGCGTCAGCATCTTGTACGCCTCCAGCGGGTCCATCTTCATCGCCCGCATGATTTCAAAACCCGTCGCCGTCTCTTGGGCGGTCAACTGGCTCCGTTCCATGTAGTCGATGATTTGGCGTCCGTAGGTGGCGTCAGGGCGGAGCTTGTCAGCTTCTTCGGCCTTGGTCGTCAACTCGCGGTTCTTCCGAACCATTTCCTGCCAGCGGGGATGATTGTGAAACGGCAACTTGGCATCTTCGGCTGCTTCGTTCGCCTTGGTATCGTCCGGGTTGGCTGTCTTGCCATCCTTTCCGTCCTGCGCTTCAGCAACCTCAGTCGTTTCCGTTTTCCCCTCCGGGTTGGGTGATGCCCCGTCGCCTTTGTCAGATTCGAGCGCGGCGTTGACCGCATCCATCACTGACGCTGGCTTTTCCGATGCAACCTCTTGCACCGTAGAATTAGCACCCTGTTGCGTGGCCGACGAATCCACACTGGAATTAGCGTCCGTTACCTGTTTTTGCTCGCCCGACGAAGGCGAAGCTGTCTCGTTTTGAGTCATAATTTAGCGTCCTACCTGAAATGTGTCCTATATTTAGGCACTTGTGTCAACAGAAAAGACATCACGCACCCATCAACCGTGTCCCCGGTTGCGGGGCTTGCGGCGTGGCTCCGTTCGGTCCCGGCTGGTTCTGCTGCGTATTGTTCTGCCCCCGTTGCCCTTGCATGTTGGGGTCATCTGCGGGATTGCCCGTGCCTAACTGCTTCTGCCCGTTCATCGCCACGATGGATTGTCCGCCGGAGATAAAGGCGTCCGTCAGGTCGATACCCTCGTCCAACCGGCGCAGCATCTCTTTGCCGATGAATTCAGGATTGATACCCGGCTGCTGAATGATGAACGGCATGAGACGTTCAAGATTGGCAATCTCTGCGGCCCGGTTGGGCCGTCCAGAGCTTCCCGCTTCGATAACAAGGTCCAACTCCGCCGCCACTTCCCCGGCGGTCTGTGGGCTGTCCGGCCACACTGCGCCTGTCCCCACCAGTTCAACCACCTTTTCCTTTGGCATGTTCGACAACAGCACTTGGCCGCATCCCCGGCTGAAATCGGAGAGCAAATCATCGAGGTCATCAATATTGCTCTGTTGCGAAGTCATCCGGCTACCCTCGGCAATTGCACTCTCCGTGGCCGTCGCGCCCGCTGTGCCGCCCAAGTTGGCTTCCTGCGAGCCAACGCTGAAAAGCACGTCCTGCATGGATTGATCCGTCGAATACAGTTCCGGCAGGATAGGCGAACCCGTGAACGCTTGAAGCATCTCGCTTACCTTCTGCCCTGCCTGCAACCCGGAAAGCTGCACCACCGCATTCGCGGGCCGGTTCTGGAGCATAGCGATGTCATCCTCGCCCAAAGCCGCCGCTTTGGAGGTCACAATCAAAGGCCGGTTGGCATGGCGATGTTCGCGTAGTCCTTGCCGTGCCGTATTGTAATCCCGCTGCATCGGCATGATGAGTTCCACGTCTGATTGCGGGTAAATCTCACGTTCGTTCTCCACCTCGTTGAACATGAGTGAATACCACGGCCAGAAGCGTTCCAGCACCACGTCAGGAGCGGCAGGTTCTTTCAGGAAATCGCAATACCCTTCGCACACGTAGTAAACCAACCCATCCCGCTTGGAATAAATCTCATACACACAAGCCATCGGCTCCTGATTCTTGGATTCGCTGTTGTTTATCAGCACCGGTTCATTCGTGGAGTAGCTGTAATTCGTGAACTTCGCGTCTTTCTTCAAGTCCACGCCGAACACCTCCTGCACCCATGCCAGCGATACCACGTATTTTTCCGCCACCCAATCCGCGCCTTGAAACCCTTGGAGGCTCCGGCATTTCGGGTCCACGATGATGGAAGTTGAACACGGGAAGTTGAACGCCAGCCCTTCATCCTTCACCAGCTTTTCCGCTTTGCTCTGCAAATCCTGAATCTGCAAGCGCAACTGTTCCGCTTCCTTGTCTTGGGTCGTCACTTCACCATCGGCCATCTGTTTTCCGATACGCTCCATCTCCGCCAACTGTTCGGAAAGCAGGTTGACTTGTTCCTCGTCATCTGCCCGCAATTCCATGAGCCGACGATACCCAAGCTTCACGTATGCCACGCCGCAAACCACCGTCCGGCGCACAAGCTGTTTCATCTGCGTCTTGAAGGGCGGAATCTGTTCCTTCCACTGGTATTGCGCCAGCAGTTCCATTGTCTCTGCCATCTTATCGAGTAACCTCCGGTTCATCATCACCGTCTGATACTCGTTCAAAATCACCATGGCTTCCGGCGGGGGAGGAATCATCATTTGCTGGCTCTGCTGAACTGCCATCTGCGCCTGTTGCACCTGAACCATCGTGCCATCCCAAACCATCGAATCCATGCGCTTGCGCCGTTTGCAGACAATCTTGGGATTCTTGGCGTAGAGCGCGGCCACCCGCTGGTTCACATGGCGTTGCGTGATGTTCGCCACGTAGAGCGTGCTTTCCTCCGTCTGCGCGGGCCACTGTTTGCCGCTGACGAAATCCATGCACTCGCGCATCTTCTTGAAACGCTTGTCCCATTGCGTCTTGGCTTGGTCAATCTTGCCCAACCAAGAATTCACCAAGGCCAGACGTTCTGTGCTTTCCTTCGGTTTGCCTGCTTCGATTACAGTCTCCATATCAATTCCATGCCTCCTGTTTGTTCTTGGCTTGTCGCTCCTGATACCGGCTGCTGAACTTCACCCATTCCATCGTTCCAGTGCGCGGCCATTTGGCCTCCGGCTTCTTCGCTTGGTCTGCCCGCACCTGAATGGAAAGCCCCAAGCCGATATAGGCCAGTGCATCCACAAAATCATCGTGACGCGCATTGGGAAATTTCAGCAATTCATCCTGCGCCTTCTTCCACCACGGGGCGAATGAAGGGAAATGCACCTTGCCCATTGCCATACGGCCATTGATGGATTGCGCCCGCGTCATCTTGTCCTTGGCCGGGGTGACTTCAATCAGGTTGATGTAGCACTTTTCTTCCTGCATCCGTTTTCTCAGGAACGGCCCGATTGATTTGCTGATATGCCCCTTCTCCGCCCACCAGAACAAAGGCGCAAATTGCTGCATCATCGCCAGCATCGCATCCGAGGTCACATCAGACGGAGCTTGCCGCCACCACACGTCCGGCAATACCCAAATATCGTCCTGCTCATCCACACCCACTGGCACCAAGCATGTAAAATCCGCCGCCGTATCCGTCGATACTGCATGGTCGCTCGCGCAGTAATACCGGAGATTTTTCGGTAACTGGTTGGGCATGTAAGTTTTCAGCCATTCACGCTTGAAGAAATCGCCTTCCTCCAATGTCGGGCTGCCCATGTAGAGCGCGGTGAATGCTTGCGGATTCAGGTTGTGAATTTCCGCGAAGTTCCTTGGTGAATATCTGTTCGGCCACAAAGCGGAAAGCGGTTCATCGCCAAACTCAGAAATCACGTCCGGGTCTTTAGGAACTTCCAGCTTCAAGTTCAACGCCTCCGCGAGACGCTGACTTTTCACCACTGCCGGAAGGTTTATATGCGTCCACTTCGCCGCCTGCTTCGCGTCATGCTCTGGATGATCAGGGTCCAGCAATCTGCCCGTCAAATCGTCCTCATGCCACCGTTGATGAATGATAATTACCCGCCCTCCCGGCATCAGTCGTGAAATCGCATCAGAGGTAAACCACGTCCACAACTTCTCCCGCTCCGTAGCGGAATGCGCTTCCTCTGCGCCGGAATACGGGTCGTCAATCACCAGCAAATCCGCACCACGGCCCACGACTTGCGCCCCTTTGCCGATGCTCTTTATGCTGCCACCCTCGGCAAACACCAGATTGCCCACCGCTTTTGAGCCACCATCGAGACTCGCCAAGGGAAACACCTGCTGATACGCCGGTCCCTGCACAATCGCCTTGATTTTCCGGCCAAATTCACTTTCAGCAAATTCCGTTGATGCGCCTGCCAGAATCGTCTGCCGATACGGGTCTTTGCCCATGAACCAAGCCGGGAACATGCGAGAACACATC